CTACATTCATCAGTTTATATCCGATGCATTTCATTCGAGGGGAATAAACTGGGATCGTAATATCATTAACGTCACAACACTCGATATAGAAGTTCAGTCTGATCAGGGGTTTCCTGTTCCTGAAAAAGCTGATTACCCTGTTACAGCTATTACTGTCAAGAACAACATCGATAATGTTTTTTATGTATTTGGTGTTGGGGAATGGAGTAAAGACAAATCCATTCTACCTAAAAATCTGCTTGAGAAGGTAGTCTATGTCGATTGTGAGAGTGAAGCTCATCTGTTGATGAAATTTATTACACACTGGCGTGCTAATTATCCAGACGTGTTGACGGGATGGAATTCAAGAGTGTTCGATACCGTGTACCTCGTCAATAGAATTACTAAGATTATTGGCGAGGACATGGCTCGGCACTTGTCGCCATGGGGAATACTTCAAGAGCGTTTTATAGAACGAGGTGGACGAGAGGAGCAGGTGTTCGAGATCAGAGGTATACAGCAACTTGACTTTCTGGATTGTTTTAGAAAGTTTGGTTACACGTATGGTACTCAAGAAAATTATAAACTCGATACAATTGCTCACGTGGTACTGGGAGAAAATAAGATCGACTACTCCGAGTACGGTACCCTACATGACCTGTACAAGAAAAACTATCAGCTGTACATCGACTATAATATTAAAGACGTTGAGATAGTTGATAGATTGGAACATAAGACAGGTCTTATCACCTTGGCCATGACTGTAGCATATAAAGCCTTAGTTAATATGACTGAGTCATTTGGTTCTGTTGGTGTGTGGGACGCGTTGATATACAACGAACTCAGAAGCAGAAATATTGTAATACCTCCAAAAATTACCAATACCAAAGAAAGAAAAATTGAGGGCGCTTATGTAAAAGATCCTCAGACAGGTATGCACGAGTGGGTAATGTCTTTCGATTTGAACTCACTCTACCCTCATATCATTATGCAGTACAATATGTCACCTGAGACAGTAATGAGTCAGAAGTGCATTGGTGTTACGGTAAGCAAATTGCTTGAAGACGAAGCATATAACGTACCGAGTAATTATTGTATGAGTGCAACGGGTCAATATTTCGACAGAACGAAAAAAGGCATCGTTCCTCAAATTGTCGAGAGTCTATACAAAGAAAGATCAATTCTTAAAAAACAGATGCTCGTTGCTGAACAGCAATCCCAGAAAGAAAAAAGTTATGAGATTGAACGAAAGATTGTAACTTTTAATAACCAGCAGATGGCAATTAAGATTTTAATGAACTCGCTTTACGGAGCTCTCTCGAACGAATTTTTTAGGTATTACGATATGAGGGTTGCCGAGTCGATTACCGTTACCGGTCAGTTGACAATCCTGTGGGCTCAAAAAGAAATTAATAATTACCTCAATAAAATATTGAATACCCAAGAGGAAGATTATGTAATTGCTATTGACACAGATTCGTTGTATATTCGTGTAAAGAATCTTGTGAAGAAGATATCAAAGGCAGATGCTACTACAGAGGAATGTGTTAAGCTCCTCGATCAATTTGCTTCCCAAAAGCTGGAACCTCTGCTAGAAGAGTCATACAACAATCTGTGTAAGTACATGAACGGCTATGAGCAGAAGATGGTAATGAAGCGGGAGGTCATAGCTGACAAGGGTATATGGACTGGTAAAAAGCACTATGCACTCAATGTGCACAATTCAGAAGGTGTTCAATACAGTACACCCAAGCTGAAGATAATGGGAATCGAGGTTGTTAGATCATCAACACCCATGTCATGTCGAACCATGTTGAAAGATTCTATTGGTGTTATTATGAACACTAATGAAGAGAATACGCAAAAATATATTCAAGAGTGTAGAGAGAAATTTAATACATTGCAAGCTGAAGACATAGCGTTTCCTCGAGGCGTATCTGACATAGAGAAGTTTGGAGACAGACATACGATATACAAGAAATCGTGCCCTATACACGTGAGAGCAGCCTTGCTGTACAACCACTACATAAATATTAATAAGATAGAAAAGATGTATGCTCCAATATACTCAGGCGATAAGATTAAATTTCTATATCTTAAGCAGCCAAACACGATATTTGAAAATGTTATAGCGTTTCAAACTGTGTTACCTGAGGAAATTAATATTAGAAAATATGTCGACTATGATTTGCAATTTCAGAAGGCATATCTTGAACCATTGAAAACTATACTCGATGCTATAGGATGGAGTACAGAGAAACATACAACGCTAGAGGATTTTTTCTAAATGAATAAAATACCACAAGAATACCTTTCTAATTACGACTTCGGTTTTAGTGCAGTCGATGACATACCTCAAGCTCAGGCAGAACCTCAAGCCAACCCTTGGAGTACTGGCCCTCAACCTATCATAGATGATATTGAAGGCATTAATGATAATATTATTCGCATGGAACAAAAGATGGATACTATGATGGCTGTCATTAATGGCCTTAACATGAAACTGTCTAATCTCGATGATGAATTCGATGTCGTTAAATCCACAACAGAGCAAGAGATAAGAGGCAAGCTCGTAGAAGTTGAAAAATTAATTATGCCATTGCTGGTCAATCTGCTGAAAACAGCAGACAAAGAATATATACGATGGCCCAACCGGCAAGAGAAAATACAGATTCAAATAGACAAGTTACTAGAAATAACGAGAAGCTGATAAGCCAATGCCTTATCTAGTACTTGCAGTTGCTCTTCTCATTTCAGGTGTTGCAGCCTGGTACAGTATTGTGGGACTCACTGCCATATTTGCTGCAGCAAAAATACCTGTTATGATAATGGGGGCTTCTCTCGAAGTTGGTAAACTGGTAGCAGCTTCGTGGCTATATCAAAACTGGCAGCGAATACCCTTTTTGTTAAAAGCGTATTTGACTTTGGCTGTTGTTCTTTTAATGTTCATCACATCAATGGGTATTTTTGGATTTCTCTCCAAAGCCCATATAGATCAAACAATAGGTCTTGGCGACAACGTACTTGTAATAGAGCAACTAGACGTGCGTATTGCAAGAGAACAAACGCGTATCGATGATGCCAATGTAGTAATATCCCAACTGGACGAGTCTGTCCAATCGCTGTTAAACAATGAACGTGTCAGAGGAACTGATGGTGCAATTGCTGTCAGAGAGAGTCAAAGAGATGAACGAGAACTACTTAATAGCATTATTGACAATGCTTATAATTCTATGGCTGAGCTACAATCCAATCGATTGGAATTATCTAAGGATCAGCTTTTTATCGAAGCTGAGGTTGGTCCAATACGTTATATTGCAGAGTTGTTTTACGGTGATAACCCTGACAGGGCCACTCTTGATGGGGCTATTAGGTGGGTTATTCTTATTATTATATTTGTTTTCGATCCTCTCGCTGTCCTTCTTCTGGTTGCTGCCAACATTTCTATTAAAGAAAATACAAACAAAATTACTACCAAAAAAGTAGCTGCTGTTGTACACGATCAGTGGATTGAAGAGGATGTTTCAATGGACGCTGATATTGACTTTTTTAAATAAAAAGAGTTGAAATTATGAAAGACATGTGGGATAATAGTACTATATGTTGGATTGATGAGATGAATATGAATAAACTAATATTGACCTATGATGATGTTGTAAGATACTGTATCAACATGGCTTCTGTAATAGCTTTACATAAGCCAACTCTGATTGTGGGCATAGCAAGGGGTGGTCTTGTACCTGCTGTGCACCTATCACATGCCCTCGATGTCCCCCTTGAAACGCTGATATGGCAAACGCGGGATGGAACAAAACAAATACCAAATCCTGTTATTACAGAAGCAATACAAAACGGCGGTGTCGTTGTATTTGTCGACGACATCAACGATTCTGGTAAAACCTTTAAGACAATAAAGGAATACTACAAAGCAGGTGTTACAGCCTGCATCATTGAAAAGATGTACAGCGAGTTTGAATGTGATTTTGCTGGCGCTAAAACATACAACAAAGACTGGGTTTGTTTTCCCTGGGAAAAAAATTAATTGGAGAATATATGACTGACTTTTTTCGTAATATTGTAAAAGATTTGAAAGACGATAATACCACTATGGCAGAGGATGGTTTAAACAGCTCTGAGTTTTCAGGTACCATTGATACAGGGTCGTACATCCTTAACGCAGCATTGTCGGGAAGTATTTACGGAGGTATTCCCAATAATAAAATTACTGCCTTTGCTGGAGAATCTGCAACTGGTAAAACGTTCTTTGCAATGGGAATTGTAAAACGCTTTCTTGATGATAACCCTGAAGGGGCTGTTTTCTATTTTGATACAGAAGCTGCTGTTACTAAAGGTATGATGGAATCAAGAGGGATTGATGTTAAGAGAGTTATCATATCAGAGCCAGAGACTATTCAGAAATTTAGACATACCAGTCTACAGATTATAGATAATTATTCCAAAACACCTGAAAGTAAAAGACCACCTATGATGATGGTTCTTGACTCACTGGGTCAGCTATCTACAACAAAAGAAGTAGAAGATACTTCTACGGGTGCTGAAACTCGTGATATGACTAAAGCACAGGTACTGAAAGCTACTTTCCGCGTATTGAATCTAAAGCTTGCTAAGATCAATGTACCGCTTATAATTACTAACCATGTCTATGAGGTTGTTGGTTCATACATACCAACTAAAGAAATGAGCGGAGGCAGCGGCCTAAAATACACAGCTTCGCAGATTATATTTCTCTCGAAGAAAAAAGAAAAAGATGGCACAGATGTAATTGGAAATATTATTAGATGTAATATGATGAAGTCTCGTTTCACTAAAGAGAATAAGAAAGTTGAAGTTCTTCTGACATATGATAAGGGACTGGATAGATATTATGGTCTGTTGCCCATTGCTGAAAAATATGGTATAATTAAGAAAGTATCGACTCGTTATGAGATGCCTGATGGCTCTAAGGTGTTTGGTAAGAACATAAACGAAAATCCTGAAAAGCATTTTACTAAAGAAATATTGGATCAGATTGAAGTAGCTGTGCGTTCTGAGTTTCTTTATGGTGGTGTCGATACAGTGGAAGGTTATGAGGATGATGACTCTGAATGAAAATTTTAGTCATGGGTTTACCTGGTTCAGGTAAAACTTGGTTAGCACAAAGATTAGCCAGCCATATTGAAAACTGTGCATATTTCAATGCTGATGTTATTAGAGGTGCTGCAAATGATTGGGATTTCAGTGCGGCCGGTAGATTGCGACAGTCTCTTAGAATGAAAAATCTTGCGGATTTCGAAAACGATCACTACAGATCTGCCATATGTGATTTTGTCGCACCTACCAATCAAACACGTTTATTATTTGACGCTGATATTATTATATGGTTGGATACAATAAAGCACAGTCGTTTTGAAGATACAAACAAGATATTTGAAGAACCGACTGATGCAGACATACATGTTAAAACATTTCTTACAGATGAACAGATTGAAAAACTAGCAGAAAAAATAGGAGGAAATTGTGGAAACAATGACTGACAAATACGAAACCATCTTCACACCTGAGGAGGAAACTGCACTCATTCGTATTTTAGAAGGTAAATTTGCAAATTTTATATACCAGTATCATCAGGTATCAGTCGGAGATGCTAATGAAGATGAAAGTATAAATCTTTCTTACTCATACGATCTCAAGGAAGTTCCCGATTCATTTAAATACCAAATGAGTCTGGAACAACATGATATGTCAGATGATGTGAAAAAAGAATTCGAGCATACCATAGGCGATATTTTGTTCGATATTATAACAAACAGCGATCAGGTTAGGGAAGCAAGTGGAAATAACGATATTAAGTAATCTGACAAAAGATGAGAAGTATGCACGTAAAGTTGTACCGTTTGTCAAGGCCGAGTACTTTCAAAATGTATCCGAAAGAATCTTATTCAACAAGATTCACAGCTACATGGATGAATATAGTAACGTACCGAATATAAACACGTTACTTATTGAGCTATCTAATGATCAGACGATTATCGAGTCTGACTATAATGCAACAGTGCAGTTAATCAATTCTTTCAAAAACGAAGATACTGATCATGAGCATGAATGGCTGGTAGATAAGACGGAACAATTCTGTCAGGAAAAAGCTATCTATAATGCTATTATGGAAAGTATCCATATCATTGATGGAAAAAATAAGAATAAAGCAAGAGATGCAATTCCATCTATTCTTTCTGATGCACTGTCAGTAAGTTTCGATAACACTGTAGGACACGATTTCTTAAATGATTACGAAGAACGCTACGATTACTATCATAGGGTTGAGGAACGAGTACCATTTGATCTTGAGTATTTGAACTTAATTACAAAGGGTGGCATACCACGTAAAACTCTTAATATAATTTTGGCTGGTACTGGTGTTGGTAAATCTCTTGCCATGTGTCACTTTGCAGCAAATAATTTAATGGAAGGTAAGAACGTTCTTTACATTACTATGGAGATGGCTGAGGAAAGGATTGCTGAGCGTATTGATGCTAACCTAATGAACATTCCTCTGGATGAACTTGCCAATCTTCCTAAAGAAGCCTATAACAAGAAGATTGCTAAGATTAGAGAAAAGACATTGGGGAGGCTGATTGTTAAAGAATATCCTACTACTGGCGCTCACGTAGGTCATTTTAGACATCTTATCAATGAGCTTAAAGTGAAGAAAGCATTCGTACCTGACATCATATACATCGATTACTTGAACATATGTGCCTCTTCTCGAATAAAGGGACTGGGTAATTCAGTTAACACCTACTCCTTGATAAAATCTATCGCTGAAGAACTTCGAGGATTGGCTGTTGAGAAAGACGTTCCGATCTTTAGTGCTACTCAGACAACAAGATCAGGTTTTTCTAACTCCGATGTAGATTTGACGGATACTTCTGAATCTTTTGGATTACCAGCTACGGCCGACTTCATGTTTGCATTGATTAGTACTGAAGAGCTTGAGCGCTTGAACCAATTGATGGTAAAGCAACTGAAGAATAGATATAATGATCCAACCACGTATAAGAGGTTCGTGATAGGTGTTGACCGTGCCAAGATGAAGTTATATGATGTAGAACAGTCTGCTCAGGACGATATCGTCCAAGAACCGCAGTATGACGACAGTATACCGGTGTTTGATCGTAAAAATAAGAAGGATTTCAGTCAATTGTTCTAAATAACTGTTGACTTTATGATCTAACCATGCTATAATAGCTATAATGAATGAAGAAATGGAGAGTATAGATGAGCGATTTGCATATTGAGATGACAGAAGATGCGCTTCATAACCTGAATTATGAGGAATTTGTGGTAAAGTACGGTGAGATATATCACTACATGTATGATGAAATTCGTGAGAGTAACTATGTCTAATGACAGCAATGTATTGACCTTTAAAGCAAAAAACAAAGCACCAGAAACAATTACTAT